CATTGTTAATTTTAACATTAGACAGGTAACCTCTAACATCGTTAATAACACATCCACTACTACTTGTAGTAGGTTCTACAAAAAATGCTACATCTATGTTTTCTCTAGAGTTAACTAGGTTGTAGGCATACATATTACTTACATCTTTAGCAGTAGGAGCTTTTGTATTATTATTTTCTTGTCTTAGTACAGGAGATTCATCTCCGTCAAAAGTATATTCTACTAGAGTACGTAACGTAGCACCGTAAGCAAGGTCTTGATTAATTTGTGACTCTGTTACAAACAACTCCGTTCTTACAAAAGTACCTTGAAAAAAAGGTGCTGTGAGACTTGTTTTATACAAATTTGTATCAAAATCTGTCATAGCTGTTTGAAGAGTAAACATATTCATAAATATATCTCCACCAAATACAATAGGATTAGTTTCAGAAGTATCAATGATAGGAGAAGCAGTAATAAAAACATTTGATTCTAAAGCAGATGTTGTATAACCTCCATAAACTTCTACTTTAGGTTGTATTAAATCTACAATAGGAAAAACTTCATCTGTTCCAAAACCTCCTAAGAAAGTAATAGAACCAGGTCTAAGATAATTATAAGAAGAAACAGTAGGTACAGCAGACTGTGTTAAAGGGTCTACGGTATATTTTGCTGTATTTCCTATGATATTACTACCTGACCTACTAAAATAACTATCTCCTGGAGGTATACTATTTTGATTAGCAGGATTATTTAAATCGTTTAGAGAACTTTCATTGTATGCCCAATAATTACGCATATAAAAACCGTTAAACAAAGGAGTTACTTTATCTGTATAAGTAGAATCGTCTAACATATTCATATACATATTATTTTCCCAACGTTTAAGATTTTCAATATTATTAAAAGTAGAAGGTATTGTATTTTTTAATTTTATTCTATAATCAACAGTTTTTTTACCTAAATCAATAGGAGATTTATCAGATGTTGAACTACTTAAAACAACATCTTGTATAGTATAACCTCCTGTTACCAATAAAGCAGTATTACCTGATGTAGCATTTTCTATAGTTGTGTTATGTTTAAAAGATATTTCAGGAGAAAAGAAAGCTAAATGAGTAGGGGTAGAATTTGGGTCTACGAATCCAAATTCGTCAAATAACTGTAAGTGATTTATATGTACTACTTCATCACTTCCATCTATTTCTAAATTAAAACGACTAGAACCAGGACCCATTGTAAACCTTTTAAAAACTTTAACAGTACCTTGAGTTATTCTACGTTTGTCTGTATCAGTTCTTTGTACTCTAACTATTTGATAGCCAGTAATATTAGATAATAAATCTGGACAAGTACTAAAGTCAATACTAAATTGAATACCTAAGTTGTAAGCAATAGTAAACTGAGGTGTATCAGGGTCAGCTTGAGATAAAGGAAAGTAAGGAGTACCCGATAGGTTATTAACGCTATCTTCTTCTGAAATATCAGGAAACTTAATATCTCCAATGTACTCTACAAATGTAGCTTCTCCTTTTGTAGTGTAAAAGATAATACCAAATCTATAAGTTTCTCCTCGTTTGTAACCACGTAGTAAGCCTGATATAAACGGAGATGCAGCATTAGCAAAAGTAGTATTAGGTCTTACACCGTAACCGTCGTTTAAATCGTGAGAATCTCTTGGAAATCCAAAAGGAACAGGTGCTAATGAAGCTATACCTGCTTGTACGTCTCCGTCAACAGTGTAAGGTTCTAAGTGAAAAGTATAACTGATGTTGGGACCTTCTCCTCCTAGTCTTGCTCCGTCAGACTGGTATCTATATTGCTGATTAGTTTGCCAATTAGAATCCCAATGAGCATCTTTATTTAGAGCAAGATTAAAAGCGTTTTGTAAATCGTTATCATCGTTACCTGAGCCTGGAGTAAATGGTGGTGTGATAGTTCCTCCTAAGTTTCTGTATCGTCTAGTTTTAGCATAAAAAGTTTCGTTAGGCCCTAGTAAACTAGCAAGGTTAACTTGAGAACCTTTAATATTAGCAACTACTAAACTATTATCTTTTTGAGTAATACTTTTAGGTGTTTTAAAAGCAAAGTTTTTAGTAGCAAATGTAAATAACTCTTCAGTAGTTTGACTTCCTTCAGAACCAGTATAAGTAAATACTATTGAAGTGTTAAGACCAATTCCTATTGTCTCTACACTTTTTACAGATGGAGTAGCTATACCATTTTCGTAATAAAGAACTAAAAACTCTATCTTATCAAAAATGCTGTAGTTAGAAGTGTCGACAGTAACAGAAAGAGATTTGCCTGTGTTTATTGCAATAGGGTCTCCGTTATAATCAGCTGAATTAGTTAATTCAGAATCTGATACAATATGTATTAAGTTAGAGGGCGGAGATACTAATGTTTGTTTTCCGTCAAAAGTAATAAGCCTATAAGCAACTTGATACTCACCTGACATTAATGCTCCTCCTCCTGTAACAGATGTTAGTAAAGGTTGAGTAAATTCTACATTAGGATAGATGTCTACTAATCCTGGGTCTAGTGTAGTTAGATTAGGGTCTTCTAAGTTAATAGTTCTAAAGAAGTTATTATAGTCTGTCCAATAAACTCTTTGAGTACAATCAGACTCATATCGTCCCAATGCTTCTATAGGCCAATCTTTACTAAAGTTAAGTAAAGGGCTGTAATACTTTAATGCAGGAAAGCCACTAAGTATTTCTCTAGTAGCTGTGTTGTATTGTATATCGTAAATCCAACTCTTAGTATTGCTGTCATCTGCTACAAATACTATAATTCGATTTCTAATAGTAGTGTAGCCAATGATTTTAGGGTTAGAAGCAGTCCAAGCAGAACCATTAAAATTACCTGATGCAGGAATAGTAAAAGATTCTACCGTACCTTTCATATTAGTAAAGGCTCCTGTAGATTCACCTGAAGTAGTAGTAATTCTAATATCTAGTGCGTCAATATATAAATTAGGTGGGATACTATCGTAAGCAGTATCTTGATTAAGTCCTGTATAAGTATTAACGTGTGGATTCATTATATTGCTGGATTAGGTCCTTGTACACTAGCACTAATAGTATTAATAGTAGACACTAAAGCACTTCCTGCTTTAGGTCTAAATTTACGTTGTTCTGGTAACTGCATATTAGCAAAGAAAGAAGCATGTGCTTGTATATCAGGTATTGTTCTAATAGTAGCATTTTTAACTGACTCAGCTTCGTCAACACCATTCCATTGTTTAGCGTGATTAACTGCTTGAGCAAAATACCAATCTCTGTCTGTTTCTATTTTTTGGAATATAGCATCTCTCAGTTGTCCCATATACCAAAGCTTTCTAGCAATTTTGTGGCCAATATAAAAAGCAGCAGCTTCTAACCATTGTTGTTCAGCTGGTACTACTGGATAACCACAATCATCTGTTGGAATAGCTACGTAGCTCATCATTATAAATCCTTTACTAAAACTAGGAAAGATATAATTGTTTTCTACAGTGTAAGTTTCTCTTGACTCAGTAGTATAATCTCTATCGTCTTTGTGGTATCTTTTGTGAAAGTTGTCTGTAGCCCAACGCATTGGGAAAGGTCTTCCGTGTCCACATTCAGCTTCTTCTATTGAGTCAACTCCTTCTAAATAAGCTGTTTGATTAATTTTATGTAAGTCAAAAGGAAGTTCACCTAAACCATCACAAATCTCAATATAAGCAATGTTGTTACTCATAACCATACCTACGTTAGTATGAGCCATAAACTCAGCTAACCACTCTAAACCTTCTTCGTCTTTAAGGTCGTAATTAAAGGCAAAGTCTCTTAGTACTTTGTCTATAATAGCTTTGTATGATACGGTTCTTCCTGCAAACATTACATTAAGTTTTTAAATATAGACTCTAATCTATTAGCAATACCTTCAGTTGATTTATCTTTACTAGGGTCTTCTGTGCTTACAGATTTTTCATCTTTGTAAACCCATTCTCCGTTTACTTTTTTACGAGTACATAGGGTAGTAATAAAACCTCCTTCTACTTGTTCTACTCTTGTTTCTTCATAACTACCATCTTCAAATTCTTTGCGAGTAATTTTTACAACTGATTCTACGTCAGTTGAAGAGTTTTCGTTGTTTACTGATTTATCATCCATAATAAAATGTTTTACGGTTAGGGTCTTTTACAACTTTAGCTATCAATCTTGAATATTGTCTTGACGCTTTAAAGCCGTAAAAGCTTTTATATTTTAAACTAGTAGTGTTGTTATCCCAATGATGTTCGTAGAACTCTCCTGATGTGTGATCGTTCTCGTGATACAGTATTGGTTTATTTGGCACTCCTTTTAATTCTTTTAATGTTTGGTCTGGATACTTTACTTTCCAGTACTCTAGTGTAGCTTTCCAATTAGGTCTTACACTCTTAGCTCTCTTGCCTTCTTTAGTAAAATAGTTTAGCTTCTTACTTCTAACTCTTAGCTTACCTATTCCTGTTAGCTTTAACTCTAATCCTGTTTCTACTATTGCTGTACTAAACTTATCAAGTAATACTTTTAAGAATTTGTTATAAACACTTTTGTCTACTTCTCGTTCTTGTTTATGTTTTAAGTAGTGGTTGTAAAAGTCTTTCTTTTTTACTTCTCCTACTTTTCCTACTTTTCTTTCTTTACTACTATTGTCCTGCATTGCTTGCCATTGTTGGTTCTGTCTTACCGTCTTCTGCATTATTAGAATCATCTTGCTGATTAGCTCCTTTTTGCATTAACTGATTAAGTATTTGTGGTTTCATATATTCCCACATCCATAAGTTTAATGGATACGGTTCAGAACTAGAATAACAAGGTTTGCCACTAACACAACTTACAAACTGTTTTAATGAAGTAGGGTCTTCAAATATTCCCCTAACAGTAATGTATTTAGTTAGATTTACACTAGGGTTTTTGCTAGTTATATATAAATAGTTATTGTAAAGAAAAGCGTATACAGCTCTTTGAGTAGTTCTTCCGTGTCCTATATAAGGAACTCTAGAATAGTCTATTAGAACGAATCTAGGCATCATTATATCAGCAGGACCAATTGTTGCAATACCTTTAGTAAAATAAAATTCTATAGTGTTAGGTATTTGTACTTTAGTTCGTAGCA